GGGGGCAGATGGGAACTCAATCTCTATGATGAGATTGCCGACGCTATGAAAGCTGCCGCCAAGGATTGCGGCGTTAAGATTCGTTGGGGTGCGGCTTGGCACATCGACGACTTTGGGGCCTATGAAGGCACGGCGGAAGAAGCTATGAACGAGTATGTAGACTTACGTCGTTCACAGGGCCGTCGCCCGTTTATCGATGCGCCTCACTTTGAGATCATGGAATAGGAGAAGTAAAATGCCAGAGAATAAATCTGAAAAACCAAAGAAGTTGAAGACTACAAAATCTAATTCTGGGGCTCAACTTTTTATGTCTGACGATGCAAAAGAACAGATGCTCAATCGCCCGTTCGAAGGCGCGGAAATAGAAAGGTTAATTGACCGTTCTATTAAGAACAGGAGAAAAGAAGGGAAAATAACTCCCGAAAAGAGTGGCAAAACTTCAGCATACACTTATGGAGATATGGTTTCTCGATCCTACGGAAATGACACTCAAAAATTTATGATGGGCGGAGAAGTTCGCCAGGGTGATGTCCGTGATAGCGGCAAACGAGGGAAGTGTTACTGATGCCTACAATTATGATCAGCATCCTTCCGGATGGCATGCCCGTTGATACGATGGAAGAGACTGAAGAGGGCACCTCTTGTCCTCTTCCTACTCAGGACGAAGACATGAACATGGAAAACCGTGACATGGCGGAGTACGAGCACAACTATCGAGAGCCGAATACTTCTGTAGCTTTTCGTAACGATGAAAGCTGCGGATCTTGTGGTATGTATAACCAGACAGAGTCTATGCAGGAGTGCATAGGAGATGAGTCTGGAGACACTGGGTATTGCCAATTGCTCAAATTCGTGTGTAGTAGTCAGAACACATGCGACGAGTGGGTAGAAGGTGGACCGATTACATCTGACCTACAAGGAGAATATAAGGATAACTTGTAATGGATGTTGTCGATTGGGCAAAGTACATGTATAAGAAACTTGAAGAGCAGGAGAAAATGATTTCCGATGCCCTTGCAAGCGGTGCTGTCAAAGACTGGGAGCAGTACAAAATGTCTGTGGGAGAGATACGGGGCCTCTCTTTCGCGCGAGAAGAAATCAAGGCCCTGCTGGAGAGAAACGTAGACGATGTCGAAGACCTTATATCTTCCTGAACACGTTGCGCAGAAAATTAACAAAGAGAAGGACACGGCAAAAGCTGAGTCTGAGCCTTTGAAAAGCGCATATGTTGACGCTAAAGAACGGGTGTTAGACCCGTCCCTTTTAGACAAATCTCTACTCGAACGTCTCCCGCAGCCAACAGGTTGGCGGGTTTTAGTTATGCCGTATCAAGGTAAAGCTAAGACGGCGAGTGGTTTATACATCCCTGATGAGATCCGAGAGCGTGAGTCTGTGGCTACAGTTGTAGCCTATGTGATGAAGCTCGGACCATTGGCATACAAAGACACAGACAAATTTGGCCCAGGTGGAGAACCCTGGTGTAAAGAAGGTCAGTGGGTATGCATCGGTCGGTACTCTGGATCTCGATTTAAGATCGACGGGGGAGAAGTTCGCATCATCAACGATGACGAGGTTATCGCAACGCTCTTAGAGCCTGACGATATTAAGCATGTATAGGAGGTAGGTTATGTCTGAAGAAGAACAAGATATTGTGGTTGAGGAACCAGAACAACAGGAAGAAGAAAAAGCTCCTGTCGCTGCTCAACCGGAAGAAAGTGAGTTAGATTCGTACAGCAAGGGCGTACAGAGTCGGATAAAAAAGCTCACTGAAAAGTATCGGCAGGAAGAGCGCGACAAGGCTGAAGCCGTGCGCGTCTCAACTCAGTTGCTTGAAGAGAACAAGAAACTGAAAAGTCGTGTACAGGCCTTGGATACAGGGTATCTTAGCGAGTATGGCTCCCGCATTGAGTCTCAAACTGACGCTGCCAAACGTGTGTATAAAGAAGCATACGAGGCAGGCGACACAGACAAGATGCTGGAAGCGCAGCAAGCACTGTCAAATATCGCTATAGAGACTCAGCGATATAACACGGCAAAAGCTCGTGCAGAGCAGCAGGCTAGAGTACAGGTTCAACAGCAAGAGCAGTCTGTACAACAACCTGTACAACAGCAGCAGCAACAACAGCCCGATCCTCGCGCTCAAGACTGGGCGTCGAAGAACGACTGGTTCGGCCAGGACAAGGTTATGACTGCGGCGGCGTTCGCGTTGCACAGTCAACTCACCGATGAAGAGGGGTTTGACCCGAGCAGCGATGAGTACTATACTGAGGTTGATCGTCGTATTCGTGCGGAGTTTCCGCATAAATTTCAGGCGTCTAAGAAATCGGGTGGAGGAAGTCAGGTCGCTTCTGCTGGTAACTCCGCATCCCGCAGTACGAAGTCAGGGCGCAGGTCAGTCAAGCTATCGCATTCACAAGTAGCGATTGCTAAAAAGCTAGGCGTACCTCTTGAAGAATACGCCAAGTATGTGAAGGAGTAATAACATGGCTGATAGAAAACCTCGCGCAAGCGAAACCCGCGATACAGAAACGCGCAGAAAACCATGGGCACCGCCCAGTCACCTTTCCGCACCACCCGCACCTGATGGGTTCGTGCATCGATGGATTCGAGTCGCAATGCGCGGCGAAGAAGACAAGATGAACGTAAACGCTAAGTTGCGTGAAGGTTGGGAACCAGTTCGTAAGGACGAGTACCCCAACTACGAAGCTCCTACTATTGACGATGGTCGATATGAGGGCATTATCGGACAAGGCGGACTGATGCTGTGCCGTATACCTGAAGAAACAGTAGCAGAACGAACTGCATATTACGGGGGCAGAACCCGCGAACAGATGACTGCTGTAGATCAGGACCTGATGAAGGAACAACATCCTTCAATGCCGATTCAGAACAATCGGCAAAGTCGTGTAACTTTCGGAGGCCGCGGACGCGACTCTGATTAAAATAGAGGATTGCTACAATGGCAAACACTAACGGTGCATTCGGACTTCGTCCGGTTGGCGTAGTCGGTCAGGCTGCGAACACCACTGGTGCGACCGAGTATCGTATCGCCTCTGGAAACACTAACGCGATCTATCAAGGTTCTCCTGTTATTCCGCTTTCAACTGGTTTTATTGACATAGTTGGCGCGGCAGCAGGGGGTACTGTAGGTCTGGTTGGTGTGTTCTGGGGATGCGAATACGTTTCGTCGACCACTGGTGAGAAAATTTTCTCAAACTACTGGCCCGGTTCTGGCGCGGATTCTAATCATCCTGTCAAAGCCTTCGTGTATGACAACCCAATGCAAACATTCGTCATCACGTCTGATGGTACATTGACAAGCGAAGCAACTGCTCGTGGTCATGTATTTGCAAACGCTAATTTTGCAACAGGTACAAGTGGTTCAACAACCACAGGTATTTCGTCTGCTAAACTAGCCGTGGGCACAATCGCCGCCACCGCTGCGCTACATTTGCGTATCATGGGGATTCAGGACGATCCTGAGAACCAAGATTACACAGCGGCTGGTATTCCATTAATTGTTCGACTGAATAACAGTTTCAATTCCGCCAACGGCGCGATTGTGGCTGGTACTCCTTCGACTACTGGCGTATAAGGAGGTCTAACAAATGGCTATTTCACGCGCACAACTAGCGAAAGAGCTAGAACCAGGCCTCAACGCGCTGTTTGGTATGGAGTACTCCCGGTACGAAAACCAACACGCAGAGATCTTTACAACAGAGTCTTCTGATCGAGCATTCGAGGAAGAAGTTATGTTGTCTGGTTTCGGCGCAGCACCGACCAAATCGGAAGGTGGTGCAATTAACTTTGACGACGCTAACGAAGCATACACTGCTCGTTACAACCACGAAACAGTGGCGCTGGCATTCTCAATCACTGAGGAAGCTATCGAAGACAATCTTTATGATCGTCTTGGTTCGCGTTACACTCGTGCGTTGGCTCGTTCAATGGCTCACTCAAAGCAAGTTAAGGCTGCTGCAGTTCTTAACAATGCCTTCACCGCTGGCGCATCTGCTGGTGGCGACGGAGTTGCTTTGTGTGCAACTAACCACCCACTTACTTCCGGTGGTACGTTTGCCAACGAACCAGCAGTAGCTGCAGATTTGAACGAAACATCTCTTGAAGATGCTTTGATCAACATCGCAGGTTTTGTTGACGAGCGTGGTCTTAAAGTCGCATTACGCGGCATGAAGCTGGTCCTCCCACGTCAGCTGCAATTTGTTGCAGAGCGTTTGATGGTTTCCAACTTGCGTGTTGGTACAGCGGACAACGATACAAACGCAATCCGTTCTATGGGGATGTTGCCTGAAGGCTATGCCGTCAACGACTTCCTTACAGATCCAGATGCGTTCTTTATCAAGACAGACGCACCTCGTGGTTTTGTCCACTTTGAGCGGACTCCAATGTCCACCAACATGGAATCTGACTTCGACACAGGTAACATGCGCTTCAAAGCGCGTGAGCGTTATAGCTTCGGCTTTAGCGATCCTCGTGCGGTGTTTGGTTCACCAGGCGCAGCCTAAGAATAGATACAGTTCGTATCTTGGGGGCAACTTCGGTTGCCCCTTTCTTTTTGTTTTATTCTTCTGTATTGTTTAGGCATCCCTGACAGTCGCATGGTGCGGCTGACATTTGCCAAGACAGGAGATCTTCATGGCTAATACAACTTTTTCAGGCCCAATACGGGCAGGTAACATCCGAAATACAACTGGGACTACCGTAGGTAGCGACATCGCAAATGTTGGCTATGTTGTGATGATGCAGACTCACACCATGGATCTTTCCAATGGAGCGATTGCAGCGGGCGCAACCGATATGGTTATCCCAGCAAACTCAAAGATTATTAATTGTGTTGTTGATTTGTCCACTGCGGCGAATGCTACAACCAATATCAGCGTTGGTGACACTGTGGGTGGTGCAACTACAATCTTGAACACTCTGGCAACGGGCACAACTGCGGGTCTTAAAACTGTCACTACACAAGGCGGTGGGACAGGCGAGTGGGCTGACACAGGAACTGCGGACTTGAAGCTGACGGTTACAAACAGCGCAGCAACTAATGCGGGGGTGGCTGTAATTACGATCCTGTATGCGCAGGCTTACAACACCGTAATCCGTCCATAAGGAGAACTTAAATGGCAGGTCCAGTAACCGCATATAATTGGGTTCAAGGCACAACGGCTGCGATTGTTGGGCCTACTCGTTCTCGTCTTCGTCAGGTGGTGATCTACGCTGCTGCCGCGGGCGCGTTTACTCTCAAGAACGGCGATACTAACGGAACCGTTCTTCTTACCCAGACGTTTCCAACGGGGCATCATGTCATGAACATTCCTGATGACGGCATTATCGCCAGCGCAGGAGTGTACATTGATGCGTTCACGGGCTCGGCAAACCAACTGACAATTATCTTGTCGTAGGTGTCGAGATGGTCGGTAGTGAGGTAACGTCTTTTTACTCTCAGACTTCGGCAGCGGTGGTTCAACGGCGCTGTCGGCTTCAAGGTGTGCTTTTGACATATGAATCAGGAGCCACGGGGCAAGTCGTACTTTACGACAACGCTTCAGAAGCGTCCGGAAAGGTATTACTTAGAGTCGATGAAACTTCTCAAGGTATGGAAGAAATATTTCTTCCTGGGGATGGTATACTAGCTAAAAAAGGTGTCTACGCTTCGATTCCCAGTAACACTACCATATCAGTGATTGTGGAGTAGTTATGGCTAAGATCGACAAGTCCAAGATGAAATGCAACAAGCCAAAGCGCCAGATTTCTGGCGGGAAGAAGTCTGTTGTAAAGGCTTGTAAGGACGGCAAAGAAAAGATCATTCGTTTTGGTGATGCCAACATGACCATTAAGAAGTCAGACCCCAAGCGTAGGAAGTCTTTTCGTGCGCGGCATGGATGTGACACGAAGAAGTTAGATAAGTTAACGGCCCGTTATTGGTCGTGCAAGATGTGGTGATAAAGACGTGGATAAGAGCATTCTAAACATGGTTGTGGGGACATTCTTGGCGCTTGCTTCAGCAGGGATTATTTGGATGGTGAGTACTCTAATTACGGTAGATAAACGCACCGAGGTTATGAATGTCAAAATGGACCACTTGGTTCAAGCTGTAACTACACTAACAGAAAGGCAGGCTAACCTTGATAAGTCGTGGACAAATACCTTTTCAAATTTCCAAGCCTCCAGAGGGACTGAGTAATGGCCGAGAAAAAGAAAAAGCTCGACGCCTGCGCAAAGAAGGTCAAAGCTCGGTACAAGGTGTGGCCCAGCGCATACGCAAGCGGAGCGGTAGCCAAGTGTCGAAAAGTGGGAGCCGCAAACTGGGGCGAATCTTCTAAGAAACGCAAGCGCCCTGTAAAGAAGAAGAT